AAGGTGATATGGGTAATGGCAAGTCGTCAATGCTCACAACACTTGCCAAAGACCTACCAACACATATCCCTGTGTACTTTGACTGTACTACAAAAGATCTTGGCGATCTGATGATCCCAAACATGAACTCAGTAGAGACTGAGGGCTGTGTGAAGATGGCACCCAACGAAGAACTAGGTGTGCATTACAACAAACCGATCATCCTGATGGTTGACGAGTTTGGTAAAGCCAATCCTGCTGTCAAGTTGGGCATGTTGCGTCTGATGCTAGAGCGTAAAATTGGTAGTGCTTCACTACACCCTGACAGCATTATCTTTGCAACGACTAACAAGGGGAGCGAGGGAGTTGGCGACTTGTTGCCACCTCATGCACGTAACCGCATAACGGTTGTGCAGGTTCGCAAGACTGACCACATGGAGTTGATTGAGTTTGGTATCAACGATGGTTGGGATCACACGTTGCTTGGTTGGATCAGAGACAATCCGCATCTGTTGCAACCATTTGAGGACGTGAAAGATCCTGACGAGAACCCATACATCTTCCATCCAAAATCACAACGTGCGGCGTTCATCACACCAAGATCTTTACATGCGTCATCTGACATACTTTTGGCCCGCGAACATCTGGATGACCAAACGCTTGTCGCTGCTCTCATGGGTACGATTGGTGATCGCGGTGCAATGGATCTGATGGCGTTTGTGAAGATTGCCGATCAGCTACCAAGCTTGCAGTCTATCAAGGATGATCCGAAGAACGCTAAAGTACCCGACAGCGCCGCAGCCATCTGTATGGTTGTGTACAGAACTCTGTCTGCGTTGGAGAAAGACTGGATTAACGCTTGGATGGATTATTTGCCACGACTGAACCCCGAGGCGCAAGCGATGTTTGCTAACGGTGTTCGTTCAGCGAAGTACAGTAAGCAGTCAATGGTTATGACTAACAAGAAGTTTACAGACTGGGCTATGGAGAACAGCCATCTGTACACAGCGGATAAGAAGTAATGAGTATGGGTACGCAATGCACGGTCTGCGGCAGTGCCGCAGATCACAAAGATAGAGATGGTCAGATGCTATGCAGCAAATGTGCCTTGGATAAACATAAAGACGCCATAAGCGCGATGAAAACACGAAAGGAGAATATGAATGTTCGCAGTAGGTAAACAACTAACAGAGGAGCAACGACTGGACAAAGCGGTCGTTGCTATTATGGGCCACAAAAAATACGTGGCTCTAGCACCAGTGCTTATGGTTGGTAAGCGCATTATTGTAGACGATCCTAGTGTGCCCACCGCATGTACTAATGGACGTGACGAGTGGTATGGACGTGAGTTTGTTAAGAAGCTCAACGACGCAGAACTACGTTTTCTTGTGCTTCACGAGGTGTGGCACAAGTTGTACAAACATCTTATCATATGGCTTCATCTGTACGAAGAAAATCCATTTCTCGCAAACTGTGCAAATGACTTTGTGAGTAACCTTCAGATTGTTGACGAAAACCAAGATGGGTTTGCGACTATGACAGGTGAGTTGGAGAAGGGTTGTTACGACGAGAAATATCGTGGCATGGATAGCGCACAGGTCTACAACTTGTTGTGTAAAGACTTACCAACCCCACCGCCGCCGCCGCGTGGAATACCTAACGACAGCGGTGAAGATGGCGCAGGCGCTAATCAAGGTAGTGAAACACTACCAAACGGACAGTCACCATTTGACACTCACGACTGGGAAGGAGCGAAGGAATTAACGCCTGAAGAAAAACGTGCATTGGGGCGCGAACTTGACGAGGCAATTCGTCAAGGCGCACTAATTGCGGGTAAGATGGGTAGCGGCGGTGCGCGTGATTTCAGCGAATTGTTGGAAGCACAAGTTGATTGGCGCGAAGCGTTACGCGATTTCATATCTGATACATGCGCAGGCAAAGACTATAGTACATATCGTAAGCCTAATCGTAGGTTCCTGTCACTAGGTATCTACATGCCAAGCGGCGTCACCGAAACTGTTGGAGAACTGGTGTTAGCTGTTGATACGTCTGGTTCGATTGGGCAGCGTGAGATTACGCAATTTCTATCTGAAATAAAATCTATCTGCGACACGGTACAACCTGACGGGGTGAGGCTTCTTTATTGGGACACAAAGATATGTCGTGACGAGAAGTACAATAAAGAAGATTTGGAAACTATCGTGAAGTCAACCAAACCAGAAGGTGGCGGGGGCACAAATGTTAGGTGTGTCACCGAGTACATTCGTGACGAAGCTATCAACGCGCAGGCATGTATCGTTCTAACCGATGGTGATTTGTATAACGGTTGGGGCGAGTGGAGTATGCCTGTGCTTTGGTGCGTCATGGACAACAGCAGCAAGACCGCAGACGTAGGTAAAACAATTCACATTAACTCAAGGGATATGTAATGCAGATAGTAATCAATATTAACGAGGGCGCGGTGGATGTACTGCCGCAACCCAAACAAACCGACCCGACACCTTACACGTTTCGGGATGATATGAACGTGAAACTAGCTATGGAGGAACTCGCCAACCTCTACCTTGATGAAGCAATGCGTCAGGTAGGTACAGGTCACGGTTGTAAGACAGCCGCTGCTAAACTGTTGGGGTTTAAATCGTATCAAGCTTTTGTATATTGGGTCAAGCGTAGAGAGAACTCGTCAAGTGATAGTCCTGTGAACGATGTTCGGCCTTCAAAAGATCGGATGCCATACCAGATGGACGGTGTATGATGAGCAATATTTTTGTAGATAACCCGTTCATCCGCTGCCCCGAATGTAAAGGCGTGGGTAAAGAAATAGCTGAGCGCAACGTGATGATGAGTAAGGACAATCCATACGGTTACACAGAGGAGTATGAGCGTGATTGTCGTAACTGCGATGGGCTTGGCGAAATTGAAAATGATTATCAGGAGAATAACTAATGGCACTTACATACTCAGCATTCCAAACTTTTGAAGAGGTAGTGTACCACTACAATGCTATCAAACCTTTGATATCGAAATGCCACACCAAAGCAGAAGATATCCGACCCATCGGAGATCGTAAGCGTAAGTGGGAGCGTATCGTTAAGCTCAGCGATTACTGCTATGCGTTGGTTGACGGGTATTGCTTTGGCGACCCCGTGTTCAAAACGTGGGGAACCGACAGAACCGTTACCAAAGAGGATACCGAATTTTATGCGGCTGTCGTGTGGCGCAAGCATCGTGACGGAACCACAAGCGTTAAGATACGCAACGGTACAGGGCCGTGGAACCATGTCAGTAGGTATCAGTTCCTATCACGTCACACACCGAGAGGTATGCACTTCCTAGTGTACAACGGGAAGCAGTATATCCATATGACCAGTAATTACGGGGATAACGATAGACATTTCCTAGCCAAAGGCAGATCCGTGCCAAAAGATGTGAGACCCCATTGGAAAGATTTTACGCACCGCAAAGACAACACGGCGTTAGCCTTCAAGCTAACTCCTGACGGGAAGTGGCTGCGTGATCCAGAAACAGGCGAGGATCTGCCGATACCGCCGCGTGTCAACAAAGCGTTGAAAGCCAAGTTCAAGGAGCCGCTGAGAGAGTTCTTTGAGTGGGGTATGACGATCGCAAACATGCTACCGCTTACAGATAACGACTACACCCGAAAGATGCGCACCGAGGCGTATGAATATTATTCAATAACAGACACTTCTATAGAGGGCATGGGGTACATACGATCCAGAGATACCTACAACGTGAAGAATTGTAGGAGTATAATTACAGACCCCAAACACCCGCTGCGCCTGCATCTGTTTGTAGAGTTCGCGGAAACTACGAGTGAGGGTTGGTGGCAAAACTGTACTTACAAAGTGCAAAAAGTAGAGACGAAGGAGGATCTGTCAGCAATACGAAACAAATACAATAACTGGGTGAACAAGCACCTTGGTTTCAAATCATAATATAAAAATGGAGAATGACTAATGAGTATTTATGTAAATTTACTAACAGTGAGCCAAGCTAAGGAAGAAGGTTCAAAGTACCCTCAACATTACCACGATGACAAGCTACTACTCTTTGCGAAAGAACTAAAACTTATGATGAAAAGTTATCAGACAGTTTCACGTAATGCTGAAACTATGTGGGTGTTTCGTGAGGGCGACAGCTTTTGTATGGGATATATTGGTTTCGGTAACTTTATGGACAAAGGTGATGGGGTAAACAGGTACGCAATATTTTCGCCACATATTGAAAATTGTAAGTACGCTTCTGGTCGTCGGCAAAACATGAAGTTATCTATAAACCTAAAGCAAGCGGTAAAAGCCTGCTCCGCGCTTAGACCATTAAACGTGGATCATGTCATGCGGATAACAGGTAGTAACTGTGCGCGACAGCGGCGTAAGTTTGTCTCTGAAGCTAGAGACGTTGTGGTAACTGACAAAAGAAAAATGATAGACAAACTTTTTACCTTAGATGCAGACATTCTACGCCCAAATGAAATACAGGAAGAACTACGACACCTAGTTGATACCGGACACACGTTTCTAAACCCAACACTGGGAGAGAAGTTGTCGAGTATGTTTGCAAACATTAGCGAGGTGAGGGCAACATCTAAGGCCGAGGCACAGCCCATGCTGTTCGTTGAAGCTATTAGTACCTTTGGTAAACCTAAATACCGTGTGGCAGAAGGTGTAAATGTAGATCACCTGACTACTTCTTGGGAATATAAAGAAGATTATGAAGTAAAGGTATATTCTCAAGAGGATATCCCCGAAGAAATATCTGGCAAGATGGCGGTTCTGTCAATGGTGGAACAAGGTCGGTACGTTGCGGGTGTTGGCTATCGCGCTACTGAAAACATATTTTTTCTTAAAAGTGTTTGACACTACGTGAGTGTATGTGATAACAAGACTTATCGCGTTCTACTACATCCTGATACAGGAAAAGTAGAAATAACATGTTTTGGCCTAGAAGCTATTGACGCGGCAGCATTAGGTGACTATATAAACATATGTGACACACCCGAGTGGGTACAACGGAAGGTAGCTGTACTAACTATGACTAGCGATAAACCACCGACTGAGACAGTCAAAGGTGTTGGTCGGCGTATAGATGCAAATACTTTTTGGTTATTCCACGAAAGGTAGTGAAACACTACCATTGCGGGGGCGGGAGATCGCCCTCGTCGATGCCAGTTCTTAGGGGGGTTTATGACACCAGAAGCCAAGGTAAAGAAAAAGGTAGTAAGCATCCTGAAGGAAGTGGGTGCGTATTATTTTTATCCTGTCACAGGTGGATACGGACGTAGTGGTGTTCCCGATATAATCGTTTGTCACAAAGGTAAGTTTGTAGGGATTGAATGCAAAGCGGGGAAAAATAAACCCACTGCATTACAGCAAAAGAACCTACACGATATCATAGAGGCAGGTGGTATAGCACTGGTTATCAATGAAGGAAGTATAAGCCTCGTAGAGGCGATTTTTAAACAAACTTTAGATGGAGAATAGCAAACATGGCTATCATAGAAAAGAAAATAGTAGAACCCTCTGCACAAACACTGCAAATCAGTCAGTTTAAAAAAGGGCGTGTTCGTTTACGGATGGTTGGTACAACGCCGTTGTACTTTAACAGCATGAGCGCAAAGACAATGAGAGATCTTGCTGCGCCTAAAGAAAAAATAAAAGGGAAGAAAAGTACAGGAATGAAGCACGATCCTGTTAAAGAGTTTTATGATTCTGCGTACAAAAAAGATTTTGGGGAGACAATGTTGTGTTTCCCTGCACCGGGGGTTAAAGCAGCTATGGCTACAGCGGCTCTAGAAACGGAGAACGTATCTAAAGCATCCGTGCAGCGTTTGATTTTTATGCCGCAAACTCATATTCAAATTTGGGGTAAGCCACAATTAAAAACTGACATTGTTCGCACGGCAGATATCAAACGTACCCCAGATGTGAGGACACGTTGTTATTTACCACGTTGGTGTGCGGAAGTTGATATCGCTTATGTCCAACCAACTTTAAGTGCTTATGGTATTGTTTCATTACTCAGCAATGCAGGTGCAATTATTGGCATTGGCGATTTTCGACAAGAGAAAGGTCGCGGTTCATACGGCACGTTTGTTGTAGGTACAATGGACGAAGACGGTCATGATGATTGGACTGATCTTATGCCAGACGGTAGCTCTCCACAAAAAGTTTGGGAAGAGTTGATGTCTGAGGGGCGTGAGGTCCAACAGGCGGCTATGAGCAATCCCGAATATGCTGACGAAGTTACAGCGGATCTAGTTGAGTACGTTAAATCTGAGATGGATCGTAGGTTTGATCCAGACGTTCAGATGGCTGCGGAATAAGCAAGCAGCGGTATCACTTTATTTGGTCGGGGTCCGGTACGATATGGTTGGGCGTGGAGAGTTACGGTGCGGCAAGGCGGTCGAGGCGCGGTATGGAGAGGTACGTTTCGTTCAGGCGGGGCGCGTTCAGGCGGTCGAGGCGAGACGAGGTCTGATATGTTAAGGTCGGGCGGGGTCTGGTATGGCGGTTCAGGCGGGGCGGGGTCTGTTAGGTTACGGCGGGGTCCGGTGTGTTAGGGCGAGGCGGTCATGGTGTGGTATAGCAAGGCGAGGTCAGGCAACGGTTTGGCTAGGCGGTCTAGGCGCGGTGCGGTCGGCGCGGTTTGGTTTGGTCTGGATGGTTTGTTTGGATGCGGCAGGGCGGTCAAGTTAAGGCTTGTTGGGTCGAGGTGGCGAACGGCGGGTTGCGGCAAGGCGGTCGGGGTAAGGTACGGTTTGTTATGGTCGGCCTGATTGGGTCTGGTTTGATAAGGCGAGGCGGTCGGGGCACGGTCCGGCTTGGACGGGTTCGGCGAGTTGGGGTCAGGCGGTCACGGCACGGCTAGGTGCGGTCAGTTTAGGCGCGGTGGGGCGCGGCACTAGAATATAATTTGGATTGGAGAAGATATGAATTTTAAGAAGAGTGATAAGCAAAGGCTTATAAATGAATATGCATCAGAAACGGGTAAGAATACCTTAGATGTTGCAGACATACGTGCTTGGTTAAAAGAAAAACCTAATCACGAATTTTACGAGTATGTCTTTGGTGCTTCTGATGATAAGAAGATTGAAGAATACGAGAAAGATCGTATCTCAGGGTTAATTCGTGGTTTACGTATAACTGTAAAACATGAAGTGACAAAAGATGTTAAAGTTAGGATTAAAGTAGCAGATTACCCTGCTTACATTAGCCCTATGAAAGATAGGAAGCAGGGGGGCGGGTACGTACCCTTTGATCCTAATAGTGAGACTTCTCAACAGGAGTTAAGATTACAGGCAGCGCAGGCTATGGCTGCATGGATTTCACGTTATCGTGGATGTGTTGAACACTCTGGTTACGACATTACTCCAATGGAAGAACTCGTTCATAAATTACGTGGCTTAGATGAAGAAGCCGCTTAAACCCTAAAGTTTAAAGGAGAATGATTATGGGTAAGAAAGCAGAAAAGGTTTGGGCGTACATTGTAAAGAACCCAAAAGCGCCAGCAGCAAAAATTGCTAAAGCGTGTGGGTGTTCGCCATCTTATATACACCTGCTCAAGAAAAAGATCGGTACGCCGAAAGAGGTGTTGGAAGCAGTAAATCTAACTGTAACACGTTCCGAAGTTCTCGACACAGCTAAAGACTATGTGACGAAGGATCGTGCTGCGGAGCATGGTGACATGGAGAATAACTTCAACACCATTGCGCGATACTGGTCTGTGCATCTGGATGCGCAAATAACCCCGACAGACGTTGCGGTTATGATGAACCTGCTCAAGGTTGCGCGTATAAAATCCAATCCAAAGTCCAAGGATAATTGGGTCGATGGTGCGGGGTACATGGCTTGCGGTGGAGAGATCGCCAGTGCCTTACGTTCGTAAGGTTAAAAAATCTAAAGAAGAAAAGATTGGGGTGGGGCGTTACCGTCCCAATCTTTGTTTTCGTTTCAACGAAAGAAAAGTAACGCTGCCCAAAGCACCGTGGGAGGACGACGAAGATGGACATAGTGACGCTGGATTTCGAGACGTATTACGACAAGGAGTACAGCCTGTCGAAGATGACGACTGAAGAATACGTGCGTGACAAGCGTTTTGAGGTTATAGGCCTTGCGATTAAAAAGAACAGTAAGCCCACTAAATGGATTACCAGACCAGCACTAATAGAAAGTTTACTATCACACATAGACTTCTCTAACAGTGCTATACTTTGCCATAACACTATGTTTGATGGCGCAATACTTTCATGGCGATACGGTGTAAAACCAAAAGTTTGGTTTGATACAATGTGTATGAGCCGTGCCCTACACGGTATAGAAACCAGTGCTTCTTTAAAAGCGGTAGCGGAACGCTACGGCGTAGGTGTTAAAGGCACAGAAGTTAATAATGCTAAAGGTAAACGTCAATCTGATTTTACTGTACAAGAGCTTGCGAGCTACGGCGAATATGGAAAAAACGATGTAGATTTAACTTATAATTTATTTAGGATTATGGGGCGAGCGTTCCCCCGACAAGAATTAAAGTTGATTGATTTAACCCTACGGATGTTCATTGAACCCACATTAGATTTGGATCTAGGATTGCTTGAGCAGCATTTAGAAGACACTCGTGAACGCAAAGACAAACTATTGCGTGACGCAAATATCACCGACAAAAAAGATTTGATGTCAAACCCTAAGTTCGCCGATATGCTGAGAGAGCTTGGTGTGGAACCACCCATGAAAATAAGCCCAACTACAGGCAAGCAGACATACGCCCTAGCCAAAGCTGATGAAGGTTTTAAAGCCTTACAAGAACATGAAGATGACAGGGTACAAACTTTAGTCGCCGCACGTTTGGGTAGCAAAAGTACCTTAGAGGAAACACGCACCGAGAGGTTTATATCTATTAGTAAACGTGGACTTCTCCCGGTCCCTGTTAGATACTACGCCGCTCACACAGGTAGATGGGGTGGGGCCGATAAGATAAACTTACAAAATTTACCGAGCCGTGGGCCAAATGCAAAGAAGCTGAAAAAAGCATTGGTTGCTCCCGAAGGCTATACGCTCATAGATGCAGACAGCGCGCAGATTGAAGCTAGAGTTCTGGCATGGTTTGCAGAGCAAGATGATCTTACAACTGCATTCGCAAACGGTGAGGATGTGTACATAAAAATGGCTGCACGTATATATGGCTGTGAAGAAGAGGACGTTACGAAAGATCAACGCTTTGTAGGTAAAACTACTATCCTTGGCGCAGGCTACGGCATGGGGGCTGAGAAGTTTGGCACACAATTAAAGACGTTTGGGTATGAAGTATCACCTGACGAAGCAAGAAGAATTATAAAAATTTACCGCGATGCTAACTATAAAATTAGTAAGGTATGGCGCGATGCCCATTACATGGTGCAGCAGCTTACCAATGGTAGATCTGCTATGTTTGGTCGAAAGGGCGTTGTTAAGGTATCGGGAGATAGCAGTTCATTAGTTATGCCTAATGGCCTTAGTATTATTTATGATAATCTAAATAGTGAACAAGGTGAAAAAGGTCTTGAGTATAGTTATAAAACTCGACGTGGGCGTACTAGAATATACGGCGGTAAGGTAATTGAGAACGTGTGCCAAGCACTAGCACGTTGTATTATAGGTGAGCAAATGTTAAGAATAAGTAAGAAACGCAAGGTTGTGCTTACCGTACACGACTCGATTGTTTGCTGTGTGAAGGATGAAGAAGTACCCGAAGCTCAAGCGTTTATTGAGGATTGTATGCGATGGACGCCTGACTGGGCAGTGGGCCTACCTGTAGATTGCGAGAGCGGCACAGGTAAATCATACGGAGATTGTGAGTGAGCATAGCACCTTGGTCGTTTAGTAAAGCTAAAGCTTTTGAAACGTGCCCAAAACAATTCTACCATGAAAAGATATTAAAACAATATCCTTTTGAAGAAACTGAGGCCATGCGATATGGCACTGAGTTTCACAAAGCATGTGAAAATTATATTGGGTCGAGTACCGCATTACCCCCACAATTTGAGTTTATTAGAGCCACCCTTGACGCTTTGAACAACAAGCGTGGCGTTAAGATATGTGAAAAGAAGTTAGGTCTAACGGCTGATTTAAAACCATGCGGTTTCTTTAATGATCGTGTTTGGTTTAGGGGCATTGCGGATTTAATAATTGTAGATGTGCTAGCTGAAATTGCGTGGGTAATAGATTATAAGACAGGTAAGTCTGCACGGTATGCAGATAAAGGTCAGCTTGAGCTTATGGCCCTGACAATATTTAAACATTACCCCGAAGTTAAAAAAGTTAAGGCTGGACTACTATTTGTAGTAGCGAACAAGTTGATAAAAGAAGAGTATGAAATTTCTTCTGAGCCTAATCTTTGGGAGAAATGGTTGGGAGTTTATGGTAGAATGGAGAAAGCGTTTGACACAGATGTTTGGAATCCACGTCCTTCTGGTTTGTGCAAACGCCACTGCAAAGTTTTAGAATGTCCACATAACGGGAATAACTAATGCCTTACAAAAACAAACCAAGACCGTACAAAAAAGAATATAAGCAACAAAAAGAAAGAGGTGAACACGAGGATCGCATGGAGCGGCAACGTGCGCGGCGTAAAATGGATAAGACTGGCAAGGATGCCAACAAGAACGGCAAAGCCGACAAGCGTGAAGGTAAAGATATCGCGCACAAAAAACCACTCAGCAAGGGCGGCAAAAATAAAGACGGTGTAAAAGTACAAAGCCGCAAGAAAAATAGAGCCTCTGGCGGTGCTATGAGCAGTCCCAAGAAGAAACGGTAGTGAAACACTACCACGGAGAACAGTATGGAAATTATAAGGGATAAAGCGTTACTGCTAAATGTCCGTAATCCTAAACAGATCACGACAATAATCCCTAAAAGCAGGGAGTTGTCTATGAATAAAGTTATCGTAAACTGGGGACTTGATGAAGTTCACAAACTATTAAGGTTAAATATAAAGGCACCGTCACCCATTACTAGACGTTACAACTGGCCCGGACAATACAAGCCTTACGAACATCAAAAAGACACCGCTGCATTTCTTACTAAAAATAAGAAAGCTTTCTGTTTTAATGAGCAGGGTACAGGTAAAACGGCCTCTGCTATATGGGCGGCTGATTACCTAATGACGCAGGGGAAGGTAAACAGAGTTCTAGTTATTTGCCCCCTATCTATTATGGATAGCGCATGGCGTAACGATCTATTCTCTTTTGCTATGCACCGCACTGTAGACGTTGCTTACGGCGGTAAAGAAAAGCGTAAGAAGATAATTAACAGTGGCGCTGAGTTCGTTGTAATTAATTATGATGGCATTGACATTGTGAAGGAAGAAATAGCCAACGGTGGGTTTGATCTGTTTATTGTAGACGAAGCTACCCATTATAAAAACGCGCAAACTAAGCGTTGGAAAACCCTTAACAAGCTCATAGGAAAAGATGATTGGCTGTGGATGATGACAGGTACTCCTGCCGCACAGTCACCACTTGATGCGTATGGCCTAGCTAAAATGGTAAACCACTTATCAGTTCCAAGGTTCTTTGGGTCGTGGCGTGATATGGTGATGTGGAAAGTGACACAATTTACTTGGAAGCCAAAAGAAACAGCAAAAGATACCGTTTACAAAGTGTTGCAGCCAGCAATACGTTTTACTAAAGACGAATGTCTTGATTTGCCAGACATGACTTACACGAAACGATTTGTTGAAATGACAAAGCAGCAAACAAAATACTACGAAACGCTCAGAAAAAAGATGGTTATGGAAGTGGCAGGGGAAGAAGTGACCGCCACAAACGCTGCGATAAGTATGAATAAACTCCTACAAATATCAGCGGGGGCTGTATATACTGACGATGGTGATACAGTGCGGTTTGATATTAAAAACAGATATCAAGCACTTAAAGAAGTTATAAACGAGAGTAGTCAGAAGGTACTAATATTTGTACCATTTAAGCATACAATCGATATGCTTGTAGAAGAGCTGACATCTGACGGCATAACGTCAGCAATCATACGAGGAGATGTTCCTGCGTCTAAAAGGACTGAGATATTCGCCCGCTTTCAAAATGATAAACACCCAGAAGTGTTAGTAATCCAACCTCAAGCTGCGGCACATGGGGTCACACTTACTGCGGCAAACACTGTGGTATGGTGGGGGCCGACACCTTCATTGGAAACCTACGCGCAAGCAAATGCAAGGGTCCACAGGTCAGGGCAAAAGCATAAATGTACAGTTATACAGCTCGCGGGGTCGAACGCAGAAAAACGTATTTACCGCCTTCTAGACGAGCGTATCAACATACACGCAGAAATGATAAATTTATACAAAGAAATACTTGACTAAGTATTATAAGTTACCATATAACAGTAACATAAATATAAAACGGAGAATAATGATGGCGGTGACTGTCGAAAAGTTGGTCAAAGCGTATGTAAACATACGTTCCAAACGGTCAGAATTGAAGGCACAATTTGCTGAAGAAGATGACAAACTTGCGAGTAAACAGGATAAACTAAAGCGCGCACTGCTAGACCATTGCAAAGAGCATAATGTCGATAGCGTCAAAACATCCTCGGGCCTGTTTTACCGTACAATTAAATCGCGCTACTGGACAAATGATTGGGGATCTATGCACAAATTTATCATGGATCATAATCTTCCTGAGTTTTTTGAGAAGCGTTTAAATCAAACCCATGTACGACAGTTTCTTGAAGAGAACCCAGACCAAATGCCTTCGGGTTTAAACGTGGATTCTGAGTACGTTAT